ATTGACAGATACCTTTAGAAAAGCATCTGCGTTGTTGAAAGACACAGCGTTGGTGTAGAAAAATCCACCAGCTGTGCTGGTCACACCAGTAATGTCAAACACTGTAGCTATCGCATCAAACTGGGTAGCAGCTGCACCCCAGACACTTATCTTTGCAAACGACACAGGATTACCACCATGGGTGTAGTTGGTCTGGCAGTTAAATTCAGCGGAGGAAGCAAAGTAATGTCCATGAGTTACAGCTACATTAGGAAGAGCAAGTTCAGCACAGAATACTGAGCACTCACCCCAGGCTACGCCAGTTCCATAGGTAAGCTTCCCCATGAAAGCATTACACCAGGCTCCAGTGTTAACTCCAGCATTCGCAACAACTTCAGACTTCACCGCTTCAATCTGGTTAACATTGGAAGTAACTGCCATGGTCAGTTTAATCTCTCTAAGACGAACTTCAGCAGCCCATATTTCACTACCATTAGCAGTGATTGTTATAGCGTTAGTATTATCTGCGTATTGGGCAAAGATAGAATAAAACCTACCCTTTGCCTTTGCAACCGCAGGCAGGGTTATAGTGAAAGCGCCGTCAGTTGCATCCGGTCGCAACACATAGTCTCTAGTTGTCATTGCATATGTAGTTGTAGGATTATGCCACTTATCTACAACAGCCATATGGTGCTGAGCACCAAGTCTCTCTAAAGCCATTAGTTATTCCTCCACAGCACTCATGATTCGAGTGCCTTGTCCATTGCCTCGATCTCCGCCAGCAGAGGATCGGTGCTGGGTTGTAGGTTAGGCTTCCCAGGCTGGCCTTTTTTACGTGGAAGCCTTGGTTTAGGGTCTGAAGGTGAAGGGGACTCGATGGCCTTTTTGTGTAGCTCAAGACGCTTACGAGTCTCTTTACCCACATCCTCCAGTACCTCTTCGAATGGCTTCTCAGGATTTGCAGAAGCCATTTCCTCGAACACGGATGAGACTACCTTCTTAAATGGTTCGAGGTCGGGGTTAGCTTTGTAGAAATTCTTCTTCATTTCATTAAGAGCAACCATAGATGTTACATTGGACTTTACAATGTCAGGAATGGAGCGAAGGACTCCTTCACCAAGGACCTGCCTGGTTGTCTCCACACCTTGAGTAAAGACCTTGTTTAGAAGTTTATTAAATGCCTCAGGATCACGAGTTACGTCGTCAATGTCTAAGTCCTTTAGAAAGTCTATTTCCTCCAGAGTTAGTTTAGGTTCCGGTTCAGGTGCAGGTTCTTCCTTAGGTTCAGGCTCTGCAGGAGGAGCTGACATTTCGTCTATCTTCCTACGTAGCTCCTCATTGGCTCTTTTGAGTTCCTCAAGTTCATTGACTGGAGCAGGTTCAGGCTCAGGTTCAGGTTCGGGTTCAGGAGTAGGTTCAGGCTCCGGCTCCGGCACTTCTGGCTCTGGTTCTGGTTCCGGCTCAGGAGCTGGCGGCTCAGGTTCCGGAACTGGATCTGGCTCAGGCTCAGGCTCAGGTGCTGGCTCAGGCACAGTCGTATCTAACTCCAAAGATTTAGTCATTGCTTCTATTTCGTTCTGAATATCTTCCATGCTAACCTCCCTGTTAAGTTTGTTCAATTTTTGAACGATCTTCTTAAACATCCGCATGATGAGCTATTTCCTTCCAGTATCCGTGATTAGTAGCTCCACCATCACCGCCTATGTTCATCAGCATGATTACATCGTCTTGGGCTGGTGCATAAGTGGCACCGGCAGGAGCTATGTTTAAGTAAAGTAGCCCATTAGCTTTTACATTACCGTCTGTCATCCTAACATTGGTGTCTTGGAATATAAAGCACTTTATCTGTCCAGCCACACCATTGAGGATGTGGGTTAAGGTAGAGATAGCAGCACCTGTAATGATCACTGACTCAAACCCATAAAGGCCAAGTTCAGTGCCTACCGTTAACTGAGTGGTACCGCCAGGAATTGTCACTACCGTAGCACCTACATCCCCACCTCCAGAGATAGCATTTATTGCAACTCTGTTCTCCCTTATGTATCCAGGCAGTTCATTAACCATTCTAGTGTCTTCTGGTTTACTCGTGTCCAAGGTCATCTTTCTGATCCTCCAGTATTTGTAAGAATATATTTGGAAGGGATAGTAAGTAATCAACTGCCTTCATCCTTCCATTTATATCCCCTATGTGCATCAAGACAGTTGCAGTGCTTGGGTTGCTTTCGGTGCTATCTTCGACTATCCCAAGCATTTCGATTTGGAATCCTTTCTTCCAAGCAACTAATTCATTCTTGATATCCTTCCATAGTAAAGATTCCATGAAGTCTGTTATTTGATCTTTAGTTGCTCTAACAGTTATTGTCTTGTCTTCCATTATTAGACTCCTGTTGGGACAAGGTTTCCTGCCTGTGCCTGCCGTTCAACTTCCTCGTCAGGCATAACCTGTGGCTGAACATTACCTACATTCCTACGAAAGTCCTCTACATTCTTCGCTCCAAGCTGTCCAGCTATATACATGAAAATTCTAGTCACATCAAACTGCTGCATTAGTTCAGGCGTCGTACCTATGATTTGGAATATCTGAACCCATGCCTCAGAAAAATTACCGCCTGGTATTGAGCCGTCTCTTGTGATTAAATCGTAGTTAACCGACAGATCATAAGGGCTTACTGGTATCTGTTGCTTACCGTAGATTTGCATTAGTTGATCTCTATGCCTGCCGACTATCCTTACAAATGTATCTTCCTCCATGTTCTCCTGAGTATGAACGGCAAACATCTCACCTACGTCTTGCATAAACTGTATCCCAACTAACATAGCAATTCGTTGGAGTCTGGAAATAGCACTTCCACGTGTACCTTGAAACTCACTCCTTGTCAATCGCTCAGGTCCAGTTTGTCTAAGAGATCCCTGCATAGATTGATCGGCACCACTTATTCTATCCATCCACTGAGTAATGTATGCAGAGTCAGCTATATTAGCCCTTGTAATGTCTGTCACTCCAAGTTGCTGAACAACCTTATCAACACCTCTTCCCCAGGCAGGACGACGTAGACGGATTAACTTACCTGGCTCAGGATCCTTCAAATCATTGATGTTGACCAAGTAAGGATCAACAACTAACATATCATTAATAGCCTTACGAACATTGGAGACGTGACTATTAAATAGAAAATCCAGCGTATGCTGTAGCCCATACAAGACCTCCATTCGACCTATTGGAGTTATCGAATAGCCATCGAATTCAGGAGATGCAACAGCTGCTGGATACATGCCGTGATAGTGGTCAGCTCTCTCACATTGAGTTACTATATTATCAGCTGATAGTCTAAAGAACCACTTCTCTGGATATTCACCAGTGCCTAGTTGCCACTCCTTTGGAATCAGATTAACATACATATTGATGTTGTCTACTGCATTTGACGAGCTTATTAGTCCAGTTCTAGCATCACTAGTTCCACCAAACTTGGTTTGACGCTCTGATTGATCAAGAGATAGTGTAGATCTTTTATCCTTTGCTCCATGCAGATATCTGACATTGAATGAAGTAGAACCAGGCGAATTTTCCTCGGACAGCATATTCATTAAGTTATCACGATCTACCCATCCTATGAACTCGCCATCTTGGACTTTGTCAGATGCCACAGATGGATCTGGCAGCCACATATAAGGGTCTATGTTGCTAAGATCATTGCCTTCAAACACTAATGAATCAATGAAGTCCACGCTCTTAGTTCTCGACTCACCTAATTCCGACTGAGTAATTATCTCCGACCTAATAGGTTTCTTCCCATGTCTCTTTACCCAACCAGGGATTCCAATACCTACTCCATAACAAAGTGAATCACGTAAAACTGTGTGCAGTGCTAAGGGAACCTTAGTCTTAATACAATGAAGGCGAATAACCAACTCCATTAACATAGCACCTATCGTGTCGTCGTCTTCTACTCCCTCATATTGAAACATAGGGTCTTGGAAGAAAGCCATTGATAGATAAGTTAGCAACGCTTCAAGCATTGAGTAGGAATAAGGAAAGACTATCGAGACAGGTTTTGAAGTATCTTTTTTCTGAAGCTGTTCTTCCTTATCCTTTAATGGGATGTAGGTGGTCATCTTCCTATCTATCTCTCTCCAGGCAGGAAATCTCTTACTCATTTCCTGTCTAGACTCACGAGCACGAGACCAGATTTTGTTCCGTAAAGCTTGGTGGAACTTAGAATCAGGCTTTAGGTCAAGATTTTCTGGATATTTGTAGTCGTAAGTTTCTCTCGAAATATCTACTGTTGCGCTATCAGATTCACCTGCTACGATGTAAGGCATTATGCAGTCCTCTTCCAAATATAAACTACAAAGAATGGTGGTAAGTGATTCATTGCAGCTAAGTCAGTGTCATGTGTAGCCATTCCAGTAGCCACACTTATTGTAGTTCCATCAGCATTATTGTCAACTAAAGTGTTAGCACTAGGAGCGCCCGATGTTGTAGATGGATGATCATGAGTTTTTGATCCACCAGTATTTTCAACTGGATCAAAGTCAGGATCAGCATTCTGATACCCAACGAGAAATTGGCCGGTGGCGATTGCTACCCAGGTACCAAAACCGAGCAGGACACTTGGGTTAGTCGCAACAACACTTATAAATACAGATCCTACTGGCCATGCTTCAGTAATTGATATATCTCCAAGCCTAAGTACATCACCTGCTGCAATCGGTGCTCCAGCTGATATAGGCCCACTGCAATCAATTCCAGTTGAAAACGCTGCATCATCGTACTGAAAAATATCTACTGCACTACCTATTCTTACTGTCTGAAGTGCCATAATAAGTCCGTTTAAAAATTGAACGATCTAACACAATGGAGCGTATACTTTCAATTCCGCCCACTTACCATGAAGTCTCACATCAGCAGGGAACTCAACAAATGCCTGAAGTCTCCAAGTCCCTCGTTGATCTAAAGTATTCGTATCAGTATCGAATTCTATAGAATACGCTCCTATAGCCATAGACGCATCCCAATATCCAGTTGATCCATCTGGCTTTTCATACTTTATCAATACCTCGTCATGCCCAGTTAAATCAATACCGGTGTTAAGTCTTATCGTTACAGTGTCACCAACGAAGGTTTCCATCAGGATCTAATCTCCCTTAAATATTACTATTCCTTCCCTCTCATCATTCCAGCGCTCATATTTTAGTGCCGTTCGCATATCTAGAATATCTACATCATCAAGAGACTCTATCGGAGACAGATGACTTGGATTCATGCTTCCATTTGGTTCTATGGGAAAGATGAAGCAAATAGTTGAGATGCTTATAGAAGCAAGCCTCAGCATAGTAATGTCTCTATCCTCAACATGCTCTATTGTGTGAGCACAGTAGACATTCCTCCTCATTCCTATACACGCTTCGAGGTTACTAACAGTCTCAACACCATAGCTAAGTGCGACTTCCCTTTTCTTAGAACTAAGCTCACATCCAATGGCGGCATAGCCAAGAAGCTCCCACACCCTAACCTCAAATCCATCTCCACTTCCAAAACACAAGATTGGCTCGTTGATAGGGAAGTAAGGCGCAACTTCACCTATGTTACGTAGAACCCTAAATTGCTTGGAGGTTCCAGTAGTGTAATCACAGTGAGCTTCTTGTATCGCTTCCAAATTTAAAAGTCTTTTCCCCAAGGCGGATTCTCCAAAAGTTCTTCAAAAGAAATCTTTTGATTCTTAAGTACCCACTGTCTTTCTTTTTCACCTATTTCCTTAGCTATCCTCAATGCCTGATCAACGTCAGCAAAGTAGCGTTCCATCCTGGTGAGTGCAAAGTTATCTCGAAGAAACTGCTCACCACCATAGACATATGCAGTAACTACATGACCAGTTCCTGCTGGATAATCTCCATGACGATTGTAGAGTCTATACTTAATATACTCCCTACAAGGCTTCGGGTACTCCCCGAAGTGATAACTTACACCGTGAGGAATAGCCCAATTCTCATACCCAAATATCCAAGGCTTAATGCCAAGATAAGGAATAAGACCTCCCCAGCCAACATGATGTTCTGCGAGGCAGCCATACCCTCCTATTTCATGATAGACATCTTTCCTGACCATGTGAGGCATGCCCTTCCAAGTTATTTTAAGTTCCTCATTAGATATCTTTCCCCACGATCCAAGACAGTTTCGGTGAAGTCTGAAGCTCATTTTTCTTGCTCTACTTGAATTATGAGCCCATTGAATAGGTGCATGAACAAAGCCTATTGGTTCACCTTTATGTCTTTCAAAGAAGTCTAAGCAAGCTGTGATAGTGCCAGTTCCTATTAATGAATGTGAGTCTGTGTAAAATAAGTGCTCACCTTGGGCCTCAACTGCAGCACGTTCCATAGATGCTGCCTCACTTGGTTTATTCTGCCTAATCAATCGAGTAGTACCATCCTTTACTTGACCACTCAAGAGCATCTCAACACACTTAACATATTCATTATCTGAATTGTCTACAACTACAACTTCACCATCAATTTCTTTCATCGCTTCTACAGCTGAAAGCACAGTTACAAGAAGCATTTGCAGATCATTTCTGTTGGCTATTATTACGGAGACCTTCTTCATTATGAAGGACTACCTCCATTAACGACAGTCAGTCGACTCCTAAACTGCCCACACCAGTCGTCTTTTCCAGTCTTAGGCCATAC